AAAACAAAATATTGGAACATACCGATACTTTGAAATTAAATTACGATTTAATGCAGTTATCAGAACCAATAATGGGTTCAGCGATTACATCAAATGTACGAAATATCATTGATTCACCAATCAACGGATTAAATTCTTTTGGATTCAAAAAAGAGTTTATGGTTGATAAACTTTACACTGCGTTTAAGAATGTAGAAACGTGGTTGGTAAATACTTGGGGTGATTTGGATAAATATTCAAAACAAACCAGAAAATAATTTGGTAGTTACAATAATAATTCGTATATTGGTACAATATGGATAAATTCGGAAACAAATTTGGTACATCATTTCAGCTAAAGATTATATCTTGCTTATTAACAGATAGAATATTCTTACAACAAGTATATGATATCCTTAAACCTGAGATGTTTGATTCGGATGCTAACGAATGGTTAGTAACCAAAACAATGTCTCACTTTGATTCTTACTCATCTTTACCTACATTAGATGTATTTAAAAATGAAGTAGATAAGGTTGAAAGGGATGTTCTTAAACAATCGATTGTAGACAATCTAAAGCAAGTTTGGAACTTCTTAGAATCTGAGGATTTGAGTTATGTAAAAGAACAAACTTTAGAGTTCTGTAAGAATCAAACATTTAAGAACGCAATATTAGAATCCGTTGATTTATTAAGTGATGGTAAATTCGATATAATTAAATCGAAGATTGATAACGCTATGAAAGCGGGACAAGATACTGATATCGGACATGAGTACAAAGAAAACATTATTGAAAGATATGAATCAACTGTTAGGGATGTAGTTCCTTGTGGTTGGCCTGTTATCGATGAATTGGTAGATGGTGGATTTGGTAAAGGTGAATTAATAATATTTGCAGCACCACCGGGTATTGGTAAATCTTGGGCATTGGTGAATGTTGGTATGGCAGCTGCTAAAGCTGGTAAGACTGTAGTTCATTATACATTAGAACTTAACGAAGGATATGTAGGACAGAGATACGATTCAGTATTAACTGGAATACCCGTACCTAAACTTAAATTTGAAATAGATGAAGTACGAAATCAAGTAGAGAAGTTAAGTGGTGATATTGTTGTGAAACATTGGCCCACTAAATCTGCAGGATTGAATACTATGAGAGCATCATTGGATAAACTTAAATTGCAAGGTAAAACTCCTGATTTGATTATCGTAGATTACGCTGATTTGTTAAAAGGTAATAGTAGAAAAGAACGACACGAAGAGTTAGAAGAGATTGTTGAAGGATTAAGAGGTATTGCAGGTGAATACGAAGTTCCATTATTTACAGCATCTCAGATAAATCGTAGTGGGGCAGAGCAAGATGTTATTACTGGTACTTCTATAGCTGGTTCATTCTCAAAACTGATGACTGCAGATTTTGTAGTATCATTAAGTAGGAAGATTGAGGATAAATTAGCAGGTACAGGTAGATGGCACGTAATAAAAAATAGATTTGGACCTGATGGGATGACTTTACCTTCAAAAGCTAATATGAGTACAGGTAGGATTGATATCTATTCGGATGATTCCATTGATGGTAAAAAAACACAAGGTGATATGAACAAAGGGGAGAGTTTAGTAAGAAAGAATTTGTTACAAAAATATAATGAAATGAACAAAGATATTGATTTTTAATCCATACTTATAATCACCGAAAAGAACTTAAATACAAAAATAATAGAAAAAAACAATGGCAAAAATATTCACAGAACGTATTCCATTCAAACCATTTGAATATCCAGAATACTACACAGATGGTTGGTTAAAGCAAGCCCAAGCATTTTGGTTACATACCGAAATACCAATGCAAGGGGATTTAAAGGATTGGAATGAAAATCTTAATAAATCAGAAAAACATTTAGTAGGTAATATCCTTTTAGGATTCGCTCAAACTGAATGTGCTGTATCTGATTATTGGACTACTATGGTTACAAAGTGGTTTCCAAAGCATGAAATTAAACAAATGGCTATGATGTTTGGTTCACAAGAAACCATTCACGCAACGGCTTACTCATATCTAAACGAATCATTAGGTTTAGAAGATTTTGAGGCTTTCCTACACGAACCTGCAATTGCAGAAAAATTTGAATTCCTAACCGCTACTTCGGCAGATTGGACACATGAGGATTTACAAACAAATCCTATTGCGAGAAAAGAAGTAGCCCGTTCATTAGCGATATTCTCAGCATTTGCAGAAGGTGTATCTTTATATAGTAGTTTTGCAGTTCTGTATTCTTTTCAGATGAGAAATCTTCTGAAAGGAATCGGACAGCAAATGAAGTGGAGTGTAAGAGATGAATCACTTCACTCTAAAATGGGATGTCAATTATTTAGACATATGTGTGATGAATATCCTGAATTGTTTGATGAAGTAAAAGATGATGTTCATCAGGCAGCAAAGTATATGATTGAGATGGAACATAAGTTCATTGATATGATATTTGAGCAGGGTGATTTAGAAAACCTAAAAGCAGATAATCTAAAAGAATTTATATCTAAAAGAGGTAATGAGAAATTAAAAGAATTAGGTTACGAACCTACATTTAAGTTTAATGATGAAAAAGCTTCTGAATTGGACTGGTTCTATCACCTAACTGGTGGTACAACACATACTGATTTCTTCGCAGTAAGGCCTACAGATTACTCTAAGGCAAATGAAGGTGAAGATTTCAACGATATTTGGTAAAATAATAATAAAAAAAATAAGTTATGAGTTTTGATGAATTAATTACAAACGTAATTGGGTGGGCAGATGATAAAGGTATCTTAGTAAAAGATAACGCACCCAAACAAATGTTAAAAGTTTTGGAAGAAGTGGGAGAAACCGCTGGAGCATTACTTAAAGACGATAAAGATGAGATAGTAGATGGAATCGGAGATTCATTCGTTACATTAATTATACTATCAATGCAGTTAGGATTACATCCTTCAGAATGTTTAGAGGCTGCATGGGATGAGATAAAAGATAGAAAAGGTAAAACTAAAAACGGAGTGTTTATAAAAGAATGAAAAATTACGGCGCCGAATTAGATTGGGAAATAGACGTAGATTTTCCATCTTGGGCAAATACAGAAATCTACGTTAAGACAATATCAAAGGGATACTTACTTGAAGGTGAAAAACCTAAAGATGCATATTGGAGAGTAGCAACAACAGCCGCTCGAAGATTGGGTAAACCTCAAATGGCAACTAAATTTTTCGATTATATTTGGAAGGGTTGGTTAAACTTAGCAACTCCTGTTTTATCAAACACTGGTACTGATAGAGGATTACCTATCAGTTGTTTCGGAATCGATGTAGCTGATTCAATTCAAGATATCGGTACTAAGAATTTAGAGATGATGTTACTCGCTAAGCATGGTGGTGGAGTAGGTGTTGGATTGAATATGATTCGACCAGCAGGTTCTAATATTACACAAAACGGAACATCCGATGGTGTTGTTCCATTCGCTAAAATTTATGATTCTACAATCCTTGCTACCAATCAAGGTAGTGTACGAAGAGGGGCAGCATCTGTTAACCTTAATATTGAGCACGAAGATTTTGATGAGTGGATTGAAATTAGAGAACCTAAAGGTGATGTAAACAGACAATGTTTGAATTTACATCAATGTGTGGTTGTTGGTGATAAGTTTATGAGAAGATTAGAAGAAGGTGATTCAGAAGCTCGTAGAAAATGGGGTAAGGTACTTCAAAAGAGAAAAGCGACTGGTGAACCATATGTAATGTTCAAAGGTAATATCAACAAAGCAAATCCACCAATGTATAAGGATAATGGATTGAAAGTTCATATGACTAACATATGTTCTGAGATTACATTACATACAGATGAATCACATTCATTCGTTTGTTGTTTATCTTCACTTAATCTATCTAAATATGATGAGTGGAAACATACAGATTTAGTTTATACGGCAACTTGGTTCTTAGATGGTATCCTATCAGAGTTCTTACAAAGAGCTAAGAATATGAGAGGATTCGAAAACGCAGTACGTTCAGCAGAAAAAGGTAGAGCATTAGGATTAGGTGTATTGGGATGGCATACATATCTACAACAAAAAGGTATTCCGTTTGATTCACTACCAGCTCAATTTGAAACTCGTAGAATCTTTTCACAATTAAAGATTGAATCAGAAAGAGCAAGTAGAGAGATGGCCTCAGAATTAGGTGAACCATTATGGTGTAAAGATAGTGGATTCAGAAACACTCACCTAAGAGCAGTTGCACCAACTGTATCCAACTCTAAGTTAGCAGGTAATGTTTCACCGGGTATTGAACCTTGGGCAGCAAACGTATTTACAGAACAAACTTCAAAAGGAACGTTCATTAGAAAAAATAGAGAATTAGAAAAAGCACTTAGAAAAGCAGGTATCAATAACAAAGATACTTGGGATAAAATATTAGCCGATGGTGGTTCTATTCAAGATATCAAAGAATTAGATAACTGGGTATATTGTGATGGGAAACTAACCGAAGTAAATGGTAAGGTTGATACTACTAAGTGTGATAAAGTAAAAGATGTATTCAAAACATTCAAAGAGATTAATCAATTAGAATTGGTTAGACAGGCTGGAGTTAGACAACAATACATCGACCAAGGAGTTTCGTTGAACTTAGCATTTCCATCAGAGGCAACTCCGAAGTGGATGAATTCAGTTCATTTGGAAGCTTGGAAGCAGGGTGTAAAAACATTATATTACACTCGAACCGAATCTGTACTTAGAGGTGATATCGCAGCACAGGCGATGGACCCAGATTGTATAAGTTGTGATGGATAATATTAAATAAATTGTAGAATGATTAAAAAGAAGGAAAAAGATGAAGTATTTGTATTTCTCAGCCCAATGGTGTGGTCCGTGTAAGACCTTATCACCAATAATGAACGAAGTATCAACCTTAGTTTCTGTTGAAAAAATTGATGTTGATTTAGATTACGAAAGAGCACAACAATATGGTGTTAGGAATATACCAACAGTTGTATTGGTAGAAGGTGAAACTGAAGTAAAACGATTTATTGGAGTTCAACCAAAACAAAATTATATTAATGCAGTAAAATAAATTTGGATTTTTGAAAAAAAAATTGTATATTAGTAATAAGTTACGAAAAAGTATGGCATTAAGAGGTGAATCACATCCACAACATAAATTAACTGAAGAGCAAGTTTACACAATCCGAAAACTATGGAAAGTAGGACATCGGAATGTTAGAGTATTGGCTAGAAACAATGGTGTATCACCTGCTAATATTCGTAGAATTGTTAAGAATGAAACGTGGACTCATCTTTTAGTAGGTGAATTTGATAAATACCAATAATGAAAGAAGTAGGAAAGAAGTATTGTGATACATCCAAATTATCAGTAAGAAAAATTTCCAAATCCGTAGCTAAAGATATAGTAATAAAAAACCACTATTCACATTTGTGGACTAAAGTATCTTACGCTATTGGTTTGTATGTTGAGGATGATTCACATCAGTTCTTTAATACTTCAGAAAAACTTATAGGTGTAGCTTGTTATGGAGACCCGATTGGTAGATTGAGTGGACAATCCATAACTGAACTATTAGATAGAACGGAAGTTTTAGAATTAGTTCGATTATTTGTATTTGATGATTATGGTTCAAATATAGAAAGTTGGTTCTTAGGTAAAACCTTTCAATGGTTAAGAGAGAACACACCACATATCAAAGGATTGATATCATATTCAGACCCTAAAGAAGGTCATAACGGAACTATCTACCAAGCAACGAATTGGATTTATCAGGGTGATAAGTTACGATTCAACGATAGTTGGAGTTTTAAGTTTAGTGAAGATGGGGAGTGGCAGCATGGGAGAACAATATTTCCATATTATGGAACTAACAATCCAACTAAGATACAAGAACAAATTGATAAACCATTTTGGATTCGTAAAGAACCTCGTAAACATCGATATGTTTACATTCTTGCGAAGGGTGGTGAAAGAAGGAAACTGATTAAGAATCTAAAACATCCTATCTTACCATATCCAAAAAGTGAAAACGAAATAGAATTAGAAATTAGAAAATTAGAACCAATTGAAAGAAGAGGGTAAACATTATTGTGATTCCACTAAAGTTAGTGTAGCGCCAATAGCTAAATCAATAGCAAAGGATATAATCGTTAAGAAACATTATACCCACGCATGGACATCTTGTCGATACGCATTGGGTGTATATTATCAAACTGATAATGTTGATGTATTTGGTAACTCTCAGAAATTAATTGGTGTAGCAATCTACGGATTTCCAGTCGGAGCAAAAGCACCTACATCTGTATGTGAAGGATTAACAAAAGATAATATATTAGAATTAACTCGTTTATACTTAGATGATGGTTATGGTTCTAATATTGAAAGTTGTGCATTGGGTAAAACATTCCAATGGATTAGAGATAACGATAAAAACATCAAAGTACTATTATCATATGCTGATAACGGACAGGGACACGTTGGTGGTATTTACAAAGCAACTAATTGGATATATCAGGGGTTATCAACTGATATAGCACTTATGCCAAATTGGGGTATCTCACTATCTAAAGAACCATATGATTGGATTCATAGTAGAAGTGTTTATAATCTATGGGGTAGTGGTAACTTAGAACATCTTCGTAGAGAGATTGGAAAAGAAGGACATACTGAGTTTTGGCGAAGAGAAGAACCACCAAAACATAGATACATTCAAATCATATCTCAGAATAAAAAAGAAAAAAAGGATTTAATGAAAAGGTTAAAGCACGAAACTAAACCTTATCCTAAAACGGCATCTGATTATAATACAGATATCGTACACCATACAACATATGCGCCAGAAGAATCTAATGAGATAAATTTTTGGTAAATTGTTAATAACTTTTTATGTAAAAAGTTTGGTAGTTACAAATAAATTTCGTATATTAGTAGTATAATTGAAAATTGACAAGTTATGAATGATATAGAAACCATAAAAGTTCCAGCGTCTAGAGTAGTTAGACGTAGAAAAACAATAAAACTACCCGAACATATCGAATTAATACCTAATACACCATATATAAACTGGGAAAAACTTCATAGAGGTAGTTTAGATGTACTTAAAAATATGATTGATGAACTATGGACAGAGGAAAATTTAGATTTAG